TGTAGTTATTCTGCTTCAGAACTTATCACAACCCCTGAAGGCTGTGATGTCTGCAATGCTATGGATAAGATATTCATTAGCAGAGGATTCAACAAGCGTCCGCTGATGTGGGATTTAAATGTCACCATCATTGCTCTTCCGTCTACCTCTTCGGCTGGTCACGAATTCCCTAACTGCTCTAGTTTGATGTATTATGGCAATAGACTTGTTGCTATAGGCAAGTTTCACGCAGAGAGCAATCCTCTTAGAAACTACGACACAGTTTCTGTCAGCAATTTTCTAGACCACACAGACTGGGATGTCGCTGATGCGTTTACTGTAAACAACGGGGGTAATGACCAGTTGGTTGGTGTAGCACCTTGGACTCTTAACGAGTTCCTTGTGTTTATGCGTAACAGCATTTACTACATCAGTATTGGCAATGACAGATATGTTACAGGAGCACCATTAAGTACTGATTCTTACATCAAGACTCTGGCTACTGACATTGGTTGCTCTGCCAGAAAGTCTGTTGTTCAGGCTGGTGGCGGTGTGTTCTTCTTGTCTGACAATGGCGTGTACTTCTTACAGCCTCAGCCAGCATCCGCAGAATCGATGAAGTTGCTCACTATGAGCGACCCTATCTCTGCTCCTATTGACGATGTTATTCAGCGAATCAATCGCAACTATGCAAGCAATGCAGTTGCTACCTATTGGAATAATCGCTACTACCTTGCCGTTCCGCTGGACGGCTCTACTGTCAACAATACTGTACTGGTATATAACTTCATCTTAAGGCAATGGGAGTCGGTTGATACTTATCCCACACTTGTCACGACTCGTAACTCTGTAGTGGCGTATTCTGCTGGAATCATTCAATCAGCCCCAATTGTTGACAACAACCATTACATTCTCGTATACAAGCATAGCACACCTTATCACGGACTTGCTAGAGGTGATTATGTAAATTGCCAGTTTGGTCTTTCCGATGGATACATAGTTCCAAATGGCACATATAAAGTTTCAACAGACATAACAAAGCCGTTTTCAAGCACTTATTTTACTGTTGAAATTCCTAGGACTGCTTTCCCTGTAGACCCATTTACTGGTACGGCTTGGCTGTTTGGCGGTATGTTTACTTGCACATTTGCCAAGGCTGAGTCTGTTTCTCTCAAAGAATTTATTGTAGTCAAGAAAGATAACCAGCGAAGGATGTTCCTTGTTGATAATTTCCAAGGTATTTTCCTTACAGAACAACTTGATTCTGACGAATTTGGTAATGCAATTGGTAGCCCTATCCTGCCTGCCCCTATTGCTGGGGTGGATACTCCAGAAAGTATAGCAAATGGATTATACGGAAACTTAATTCTCGTTGCCCCTCTGGATATTAATGGAAATCCTAATACTAATGTTATTGTCCTCGATTCTCTTTCTTTTACAAAGAACGACATTAATGCGGTTTTAGAGACAAGACAATATACTCTGGATAACATAAGCGATAAACGCTGGAGTTCATATGAAGCAAACATCCTTGCCAGCGGTGGCGAGCGTATTGAAACATATGCTGAAGTCATTAATCCTGACCTTAGCGTAAAAGTAGACTCTTTTGGCTCTTCTACAGTTGAGGACTACAACAGAAGTAATCCTATTCGCAAAATTGGCTCTGGCTTAATTCTAAAATTCGTATCTTATTCTAAACGACCTTCTATTCGTTCTGCCTTCGTGTACGCCACTCAACAGAAGAAAAACAATATAAACAAACAATAATATGCCTCAAATTTCTAAAGGCGATACTTTCGCTGACTCTCAACAACTTACTGCCGCCCGACTGAATCAACTGGTTGACTCTGCCACGATTCTGGTTGGTGCTATTACTGACCAGACGGCTATAACCGCAAACACCCTTGAGGCTACTGATGCTATCATTGTTAGCGACAGCGGTGTGCTAAGAAAGGCTACGATTGGCGATGTCCTGAACTCTAATCTTCCTGTTATTGCCACAAGTGTGACAACTTCTGTTGTCAATTCTGAGATTAACAAGGATGTGATAGTTATTCCTTCTGACGGACTAACTGTTGTGAGCAAGGTATTTACATCTCCTGATGGGATTACTGTTGCAGTATCTTCGGTTGCTCACGAACTTGTTACAGGTCAGGTAGTTCAAATAACAGCCAGCAACACATCGTACAGCGGCACATTTAGAATTACTGTTATTTCTGTAGATGAATTTCAGTATACAATTCCTGTTGCCGTAACCGCCGCCAGCGGTACTTGTTCTTACATAAGAAAAGCCACGGAGGTTATAACTGGAAACTCTTCTGTTTCTGGAAATCAGTATGTTGACGGCTCTAGCACGACAGAAGGAAACTCAAATATCCTAGGAAACAGTCTCGTTAATGGAACGCAGGAAGTTAAAGGACAAGCCACATTTACGCTTGCCCCTAAACTTGGAACAACGGCTATTAACCCTCGTCTTGATTATTTCGTGCAAACAAGAGCACAAGCCATATATACCTCTGGTTGGGGTGGCATTCAGAATCTTGCTAACATTTACGGCACAAAACTTCCGCTTGTTGACATAACATTTACTCCTCAAAAGGCTGGAAATGCCGTTGTTCTCACTTGGTCAATTAACGGAGAATGCATTAACTCGGCAGAAACAGTTTATCTTGTCACAAGAACGCCTAACACTGGTGTTGGTGCTGGCGTTGCTGTTGCTCTCCCTGATTCCGTAGATGCCAGCAACAACACTTGGTCTGGCGTAACAATTGGTTATGATGTAAACGATGCAACTACACCTTCAACTACAACTATTAAAATTGTCGATTTTAACACTCTCGATGTCTCCTGCACTTACTCTGTCCACTTTAGGGCCGCAAATAACCGAATTTCGACTCAATACTTAAATAGGTGTATTAACACCGCTGGGTCGCTTGATATTGAAACTGGCTTGTCTCTTGGACACGCACAAGAAATCTACACCTGATGTTTCTTTCAAAACTAAAAGCCTTCATAAGCACACACCGCACACACGGGCGTGGCGAGGCTTTTGGCTTTGATGACATCACAACCGAAACCTACCTTAAGTGGGCTTTCACGCACGATTATCTTATAATCTCTACTAAGGATGACCAAATTACAGGGGTTGGCATAGTCTACCCTGTAAAGGATACATCCAGCGAAGACACTTTATTTACTTTTAACTACAAGATTCCAAGAGACAAGGAGCATTTATATGCACTTTGTATTATGGATATGATTTCGCTCGATTCAGAATCTACGAAAAACCTTGTCAAAGACTTTAAACTCCGTTACCCACATTGGAACAACTGTAAAAAGTTGTCTCTTCGGTTCGGTAACCTCACAGAAATAACCAACCAATACATCAACCTTTTATAACAATGGGAAGTAAAAAAGTATCAGCACCGCCACCTAGAGATTACAAGCAGGAAATGCTTGACTCTATGGCTGGACAAGAAGCCATCCAGCCCAGACTGCTTGAACTTGAGCGTCAGTACCAGCCTTTGTATCAAAAACTCCAGCAAGAGATGATGGATAGACAGATGCAGTTCCAGATGGATTCAATGCAGAAGGCCATCCCGCAGTCTGCTCGGATTAGCAGTGAGTACGCTTCGGCAATGGCCCCTGTCTATGGACAGATGGGTGAGCAGTCTATGTCTGCGTACAGACAGGGACTTGGCTCTGAAGCAAACAGCCTCTATGATACTATGATGCGTTCTGCACAGTCCGACCTTGCGGCTGGCCGTGAACTCACACCAGAAATGCAAAAGCAAGCCCAGCAGTCTTCCCGATACGCAATGTCTGCCAGAGGACTTGCAAACAGCAATCAAGGCATTGCGGCTGAGATTCTCGGTGGCTCCCAGATCGGCCAAATGCGTGAGCATCGAGCAAGAGCGTTTGCTGGTCAGATGTACGGTGGTGCCCAAAACACATTTGGACAGGCTATGGGTCTATACGGAAACCAGATGATTCAACAGTCTGCGGCATTCTCGCCCGCAAGTATGTACGGTTCTGCCTACGGGATGTCGCAGGGACTCGGTGCCCAAATCTTCCAGCCAGAATCTCAGTACAACTCTGCCCTCATTGGTGCTAATCGTCAAGAGGCTATGTCTGTCAAGTTGGCTAATCAACAGGCCAGCAACGCTCTGACGGGTAGCATAATCGGTGGCATTGCCACGGTTGGTGGTGCTATGGTTACTGGCGGTGCCTCTCTTGCTGCCGCTAAAGCATACGGAGAAGCGGCTAAATGCTGGGTTGCCAGAGAGGTCTATGGAAAAGAAAATCCTAAGTGGCTTCTTTTCCGTGAGTGGCTTGAGACATCTGCTCCAAAGTGGTTTCATCAACTGTATATTGAAGAAGGCGAGCAGTTTGCTGAATACATTAAAGACAAGCCCTTCCTCAAGGCTGTCATTAAATTTGGTATGGATACGGTTATCAAGTTGAACTATAATTCTAACCAGATTACTGTCTAATATTTATGGCTAAAAACTTTGGTCAGTACACGGGTGGGATTCAACCAATCCAAGGAATCGAAAATTACGGCAATAGGAATGCGGACAGCATTGCCAACAGCATTAACAACATCAGCACCGCCCTCACAAAGGGTGTCAATGACTACTACACTGGCAAGGTAAACAACGAGTCTGCCGACCAGCAGATTTTCAATATCGGTGCCTCTATGAAGAGTAGACTTGAGGTCTTAAGCCAAGACCCAGAGTTGGTTTCTTCTGGTGTCCTTGACGGACTGACAGAGAAAATGAATCTGCTTAAGGATGCTAACAAGAAGAGTTATCCTGCTAAACTTGCCATCATCAACGATTCGATGACATATTACAACGGCTTCACCGATAGGCTTAAGGAGGCTGAATTTGTTATGGGTCGTAAGGTTGTCCGTGATGTCACCACTGGACTTGCCGCAATTCCAGATAAGGAGCCTGTAGCAAGCCCCATTGCCATTGAGTCTGGGCAGGTTCCTTGGGATATTAAACTTAATGCCGTTCAGAACAGAACTAAACTTGAGAAATTTGTCCGTGATGCTGAGTCAAACGGTGGAGTTATTGACAGACGGGCAATGTACAAGAACTGGCACAGAGTAAAAGAAGTCGAAATTAACGAGTCTAATATGACTCCCGACCAGAAGGCGAAGGCACTTGACGGCCTTGCCGCAAGCAATGCTGAAACAGAAAGAAGATTTGAAAGCGGTGCGGAAGAGTTCTATAGATTTACTGATGTCTTTGACCCCGACACTTGGGAAGGTGGCTATGATGCCGTTGTCAAAACTCCTACTGGTCAGACGGTCAAGCCCTCTGCGGTGGCCCCTGCCCCAGCACCTGTTCCTGTTGCCCCTGCTAAGGTTTCTGCTCCTGTTGCAGTTATCCCAGAGGCGGTCAAGGCGGCGGCTACCCCTGCCGCA